ATCACTCCGCAATTTTGCTTGACCCTAAAAATGGCAAAGCCCTCCACAATTTAGGCGAAGGGCGGATGAGTGAGTTGTTTATGTATGGTGGGTATTGGTTGACGGCTACTCGGTTTGTGTGTCGTTACAAATCCTGAAACCAGAACCTTCCATAGTTTCCGAAAATATAATCATCATTTTCACCCGTAACAGATCGTCAATAATGCTGGTAAGGCGTTCAGACGCGCTGATTGAATCCCCTGATTCCTCAATAGCTACCATTAGCTTCACGATATCAACTTGAATCCTTGCCAGTTCTGCCACGTGATCAAATGATATTGCGTTGCTATTTGTTGCCCGTTTTCCTGTCGTCTCAATATGCTCTTTAGCTATGGGGATAAAATCATTGTCCGCCCGCGCTATAGCAGCAGCGCATTCAACTAAATATTCTGGAATTGTTTTGCCTGCTGTTTTTGAAACATTAAACAGTCCAGATATATATTCACTAGGGCAATTAAATGTTATAGGCGTTATTTCCATTTTTTCCTCCGCGAAAAAAGCTCTCATTTTGCGTGAATTTTGATTGGTATTTTCAAAAAAATACTTGTAGTGATTAAACCAAGTAGGGTAGTGGGATTTTAAGACTTCCATTGCTTTAATGCACCCGCGCCAGTGTATAGATAGATTACGCGCTGCCAGTGCGGTAGAGTCATCAGAACACAATTTACCGCAACAACAGGTAACTTTTGTATTTACCCCATGCCACCGAAGTAATCGGGTGTCTCTGCATCCAGCAACAAATGAAACCAAATCACTTACTGTCATAACTACTCCCCAAACCAAAGCTGACGGGAATCATCCATAATCATCTTGTCCAATTCACCCAAATAATCACGCCGTAACTCCTGATTGTCGCGGACGCTTGGTACATTCTCCCAGGCGTAATCAGGGATTTTGAGCGATTCTAAATGCTTGTTTAATTTGACGTAATCAGGTTTACCACTTTTAGTCATGAATCCGTAACGCTTGCATAGTGCGGTTTTGTTGACGGTTGACCCGTCGTTAACAATTTGGTTGTCTTGGATTATGCGATCTCTGTATTCAATTTCTTTGACAACCTCAAACCCCAGTATTTTTTGCTGCATGGGTTCAGGACAGGTTGCGACAATTAAATGGCGCGTGTCAAGGACGGATTTTTCCGCCAATGCTTTTTGCGCTTCAGCTTGTGCTAGTTGTACCTGTAACTCTAGTTCACGGATTCTATCGTTTTGCTGAGGGATAATAATTTCAGCTTCACGGGCTTTGATTGCAAAGTATTTTTTGGCGGATGCTACCTCAATTTTTCTGCCGTCACAGCACAATGCAATCATGTAACAGGCATACCGTGAAAGTCTGTAATCACTGCCGTTGCGTCCCTGACTTTTTACCATCAAGGGTAAAAAGTGGTCAGGAGTCTTATCCCCAGTAAGTTCTAGGTTTTCGATAGCTTGAATGATTGGGCTTTCAAATTTTGCCCATCTTGGATAACCCATTAATGTCATTAATTCACGCGCTGACCAAAATTCGCCACTGTCATCAACCCGGCGGATAGTGTCAAATGGGCTTGCATTGTCGTCAATCTTTGTTAAACTGTTCATAGTTCATTTCTCACGGTTCATGGACTGTCGGCTGTAACGGACTGGGAAGTAGTAGATGGCTTCCCTCGCCGTGCTGACATTACCTATTGATTATACGATAAAGTTATCGAAATTACGGTAACTATATGCAATTAACTACTGAGCAGCAGTTTCAGATTGCCGCTTTTAAGATGCAAGTACAGCAGATGTCACCGGAACAGGTGAAGCAGCAACTTGTGGCGCACTATGAGCAGATGTTGAAGAAAGACACTGAATACTTGCAGAAAATTGGCAACGCGTGGGGTATGGTGTAGCTATTTATTCAACGCCCCGCCCGGACGCTGTTGTTTTTGGATTTCCGCCAACACAACCGACCTTAGAGAATTTTGCAATTGTGGAACATTAACCGAGCTATCCCCGCCGCCTTCTACAGTGACGGGGATATTTATGGTCATATTTTTAGACCCGATTTCATTGCTTAAATTTTGACCACCTCCAACAACCCCACCATTCGCAAAATTCAATACTTTGTCTAATCGCAGTTCTTGGAATCGTTTAGCTTGTTGAATTGTTAGCACCATTTCGCCCGGTGTTAGGGCTGCTAGTACCGGGTTCTTGCCTCCCGACATTGATCTTTCGCGGTGCAAGGCATCAGTTACCGCCCCAACACTTCCCCCATTGGCGTAATTTGGAACTATACCACCTTGATAGAATCCGAGAATACCACCACCTCCACCGAAGATATTGGAAATGAGAGAATTAACCGCTAATTGAGTTAATTGTTGAGCAATGTTGCCAACCAAATCTTTGAAGGCATCCCCCGCAGATTTAGAACCAGAAATGATGTCACCAAAGAACGAACCGAGGGCGTTTTTACCAACGTCTAATAAGTCTTTACCAAGTGTCCGTACCTGTTGAGAAATACCCTCTAAATTAATTTTATTAATCGTTTCGGCATTGGCTTGTAATGTGGCTATTTCCTGTTCTGTGTACTCGTTAGCCTTCCCTCTTACTGCGGCTATTTGTTGCTCGATTTGCAGTAATTCCTGTTTATATCTAATCTGTTCTTGCATTGTCGCGGCTTCAGCTTCTAATGCAGATGCTTGATATTCATTGCCACCACGCCCGCGAATTAAACCAGCTTGCCCAGACAAGATTGATGCTTGACTATTTACAAACCCCGACTCTCTAGAAAGTGCAGATTCTAGATCCGCAAATCTACCTTGTTCAATGGTTTTTTGTCCTTCTTTGGTGAGAGTTTCAAAACTTAATTTTGACTGTTCGCCAAGCGTTTTTATCTTTTCGTTTAAGTCAGCAATCTTAGTGTCTAAATCTTTAATTACGGCACTAGCAGCGTCAACTTTGCCCTCATTGATTAACTTCTCGCGTCCTTGGGTTAAATCATCATATTGCTGTTTAAGAGTGGTTAATGCTTGTTTTTCTTGTTGAATTGCATTTATTTTATCTAACTGGAATTGTAACTCTGCTTTCTGTTGTTGAGTCCGTGAGGTAGAAATTTCTTTATTAAGCTCAAGAACTTGTTTGCTGTATTCAATTTCCTGTTTTTCTGACTCCCTTAACCGTTGATTCTGTAACTCAATTTGTTTACGCTGATTCTCGAATAATTTCAAATCTACGCCGCCCTTATCGGCGATTGAATTAATTTGAGCAACTAAATCATTAATATCTTTTTGAAGCCGTTTAACTTCCTCGGAATCATTTTTTAAACCACCTTCACCCAGTAAATAAACTTTCTGATCTTGAAAATCATCAAGCTTATTTTGCAACGGCATTAGTGCGGTTTTCGCTTCGTATTCAATTTGTGCCTTATCAATTGTTAATTGAATACCCTGTTTTGTCGCTTCATCTGTTACTAACGATTGCTGCAATTTTAACTGATTGATGTACGCTTCTTGAGCGCGAGATAACTTTTCAATTTCTCGCTGACGATCCTTATTTTTCTCGACTTCTTTATCCGCATTGAATAGGTTTAATTTATTAGTTTCTAATTCTAAATCCCGTGAATATTTTTGCTCTTGTATGACTTGCTCTAATTGATTAATTGCTTTGGTGTAATCCACGCCAGCATCATCCGGCGTGACAGTTTCACCACGTTTTTTAGCCTCCGCCAGAATCTTTAATTTCTTGTCCCTAGCATCTTTTAAATCTTCCAATTCCTGAGTTTTCTTGATCAAATCCTCATCATATCTATTGTTGATTTCGTACAATTTAGCTCTTTTTTGCACAATCTTTTTAGCTTCTTCATCCGGTGCTAAAGCCTCATAGGCTGCAAATTCTAGTCGTTTTTGCTTGTCAGCTTGTTCGCGTTTTTTAGCATCTAATTCTCGCTGCTGTTTTTGAGCGTTGTCAGATTGTTTGGTAGCTGCGTCAATCTCTTCTTTAATTTCCCGGTATTTGGTTTCTGAAAGTTTACGTCGTGCTGCTAATAAATTCCGTTGATCTTCAGCATTGCCACCTTGAGCCGCGCCAGTAACTTGCTGATTCCTGGCTTCTGATTGTTGACTAATAGACGGGGAGGACGCTGATTGTCCCTGACTCAGAAATAATTGCATCTCAGAATTACGCCGCTTAGTTAGCCCTGGTAAAACCTGCTTAACTCCGCGATACTCACCTTTATTCCATCTCAGAAACTCTTTAGCCGCCCCTGCATAATCCCCAGAGTTTAGTTTTTTGAGTAGGGTACTTTCTCCTAATGCCCCTTCACCGACGTTAAAAGCAAATGAGGTCAAAGCATCTAGTTGATTATTATTGATAGGCACTTTGACCATTTTGGAGACGCGAGAGCGTTTGTAAAGTAGCTCCTCCAATAGCCGTTGGTTCGCCTCTTCAACCGTCAACCTCTCCCCTGTTGATTTAGCCTTAGTTCCGAAACCAACCGAGTATTGAGTGCGATCAAAATATGGTGTAGCTTCAAAATCTTCAGACCGCTTAACTAATTCCACTAAACTATCTGTTATACCTGCTTTACCGAAAATCCCCTCATTCTTGCCACGCACAATATTGGCAGTGCGAGATGACAAACCCGCGCCTGTGGGTAGTGCATTTTGGACTGGGGTAAATAATTGTTTTACAGCATTGACACCTTGTTGGAAAGGGTTCTGTCCCTCGCTTTTGAAAACCCCAGCCTGTAAATCCCTTATATATTTTCTGTAGGTTTCGGGATCTGCGGACATATCAACGTGAGTTCCGTAAGTACGAGATCCCTTTTTCCCCATCCCCGCTTGCATCCCCAAGGTTTGACCGTATTGGATTAATTGCCCATTCTTAACCTGTAAGTCAATCATATGTCCGACCTGGGCTATCAGTTTAGTCATGCCCTTGTCAGCATACAGATTAACCGCGCCCCAACCCTGTCCGACTTTGCCAGCGTAGCCAGCGACCGGACTGGGAACAGGAACTCCGTACTGCTTACCCTGGGAATCAATCAGAACGAAATCCTTTTTGATCAAGCTTCTGTTTAACGGGTTTAGTTCTTCTTTCCTGCCCTCGACCATTCCATAGGGTCTGTCTTTGTGTCCCCCACGGGCAACTACTGAAGGGTGATGAGGTGCTAAATCTTCATATTTTCCAACATTCTCCATCCTGCTGCCAACTCTTTCGACAATTCTGTATTTACGCTGATTAATGGCATTGCCACCGCTAAAAAAGCCCTCTACACCTTGAACAATATTACCTACAATTCCGCTACTGTTATTACCTGGTTGGGGTTGTGCCTGTGGCGTTGATACTGCCTGCTGATTTTGTCCCGTCGCCCATTTCCAAAATTCCTCAGCCTTTTTAGTTACCTTCTCGAATGCACTGCCAATTCCCGGTATTCCCTGATTTGCAAACTCCCCAGCTTTTTGAATAGCACTACCAATACTTGAAGCCCAACCGCTAATATTTTTACCAATATTCTGTGTAATTGATACTGCGTTTTGTAGTCCTTTGGTGAATAGATTAATCCCGTTAGTTGCGAGATTTACAACTCCATTAAATAAGTCTTGAATTAACTTAATTATGGTTTTAATTACGCCAGTTACTACATTCCATTCAAAAACTAAATAATCCCCTACGGCTTTGGCTATGCCTTTTGTTATTTCCCAGAGATTACTTAAAGTTGATTCACTGGCAACCCAAATATCCGCCGCACCTCTAGCACCTGCTTGGATGCCACCAACAACAAAATTAATACCATCAAAAATAAATTTTAATCCGTCAAAAACGCCCTTAACTACTGACCAAAAATCATTAAAGGCAGTAGACATATCCCTGATAATATTCGGGTTAGTTTCTAAATATTTAGTGAAACTTGTTATCCCGTCTAATAATAATTTAAACCCACCTGCTACTAACTCTTGAATAGCTTCATTTAGGGATTGAACCAACTGCGGATTAGCTTTAAAAGTTTCGACTAATTTCTCAGATTCTTTGCGGACATCCTTCATGATTCCGTTAGAAGATGTCAAGCCAGACACAATATCACCAAATGTCTGGACAATGAAATTCATGATCGGCTCAAATGCCACGCCGATAGATTTCTGGAACTGATAAAAAGTATCTTGGACGTTGGATAGACGGCCTTCTAAGGTTTTGGCTTTATTCTCCATTGCCCCAAAATACGCCCCGCCCTCAGCACTCATGCGGCGTAAAGCTTCCTCAAGGTGACGAAATTCTAGTTTTCCGTCTGTGGCCAGTTGTCTAATTTCAGATTCCTTTGCCCCTAGCATTTTGGCAAGTTCAGCCCGAAGCTGCACCCCGCGCCCTGTAAATTGGTCAATGTCTTCATTCTGTAATTTCCCCTCAGTCCGTGATTTGGCGTAAACTTCCATCAAGTCGCCAAGTCTGGCGTTAGCACCTGCGGCGACATCACCAATGGTTTTGAGGTCTTTGATAATCTGATCTGGTTTTGCACCGGTTGCTAAGTTTTGGATTGCTGCTTGCTGTAAATCCTTTAGCTCATACGGCGTGGTAGCTGCAAACTTTTCTAAACTGCTGACAAATTTATCAATTTCCTGTTGATTGCCTCTAAGAAAGGTTTTTAGCGAAGCTTCAAACCCCTGAAAATCCTTAGTAACATTAAATATCTCACCCGCGAATTGTTGAACCGCACCCAACGCTGAACCAACTACACCAGTAATTGAGTTAAACGCCCCGATTCCCGCCCCAACAAAAACACCGTTAAAGACGCTGCTTAAAATGCCCTTAATCGGCTCAACTGCGTTCTTGAATCTATCTGTGAAAGTTCTACCAGCGGCTTGTCCAGCGCTCGCAGCTTGAGCAGTTGCTTGGTTTAACCCTGCTAAATTATTCTGCCCCCCGACACTACCAAAGGCTTGATTTATCAGTTTCTCGATATCCTTGGCGACTTGTGTGGCGTAAGCCTTGGTTTGATTTAATTGTTGGTATAGTGCGGCTTGGTTGGCCGTCAACTGTAGTTCGAGAGTACCGAGGGATGTCATAGCGGTTGGGGATGGCGTTAGTGGTAATTTTCCCCAACACGCTATTTAACTAACTTTTCAATCTCTCCCTCAATATCTGCAAATGCCCCAAGTACACGGAGAGGAAGAACGCCAATATCTCGCAACTCAATATAGATTTGTGCTGTCTCCCGTGACATTGGTATTTTCTGCTTTTGCCCCTGGTCTGTATCCGGGAATGGTAAAAAGTCTTGTAAAGTAGCCTTTTCAGAGAATGACGCGCCTATCTTAGCGATCGCACTCGATTCTAAATTGGTATGCAATTTATATTGACGGTACAAACTCTCTACCATTTCCCTGATTACCCAGCAAGGGGTACGGTGGAAGCTTCGACGGTGGAAACTGGGGTCTGTGACTCCGAAGTATTGGATGGTAAAGTAACTTTCTCGGTAGAACTCCCTTTCTTTCTCCGTGAGTTCGTGGTATTCCCGAAGCCTTTTGATTGCTCCCCCAGCGTTACTTCCTCTGGTTCTTGTTCAATGGTAAATACTGGCAATTCCGCCCATTCTCTCTCTTCACCTAATGCAAATGAGGCAATTTGTGAGTAAAGATTTTCAGGAAGTTTGCGGACAATTGCTCTAATAACTTCATCCCTTATTAAATCGGTCATCCATCTTTCTTCGGGAATTGCCATCAATTGAGAGCATTTTTCTTTATCGAGTGAACACCGGAAAGATGCTTTTAAGTTGTCAATATTAGCTAATATCCAATCAGGTGCAAGTCGTGATTTTAAAATCATAATTGCAACTTCTTGGGATTGTCGCTCAACCATCATTTCAGGTTTTTTGATCCGCCCCAATTCATTGCGGTAATCAATCGCAAAAGCAAGTAATCTGTCTATTTCTTCTTCAGTTTTACCCGTATTTCCTTCTAGAGTTTTGCGGATTAAAGCCACGGCTTCAGTTTGACTAATCTTCTCTTTTTCGACAACGATATCCGCAATTTCTGCTAATGGTGCAATTTCCTGGAACTGCACATTACGGATTTTATCAGCCATATAATCTTTTTCTTCAGGGTTTAGTCCACCCATTTTAGGCAGCGGAAAACCAGCGACAGCAACTATTTCAGGGATTCCCCAAGGGTTTTGCATATTCTATCCTTATATCGTCTTGTGGTGAGAGTAATCGGGTAAATGTTGGGCTTTTTCTAGCAGCATCTGGCACGACAATTAAACTGACTTTTTCGCCAGATAAACTGTACAAAGGCATGATTTCAGGCAGCCCAGATGTGAAATAAGCCGCACCACAAATCAAATGATCTGAGTGCAGCTTACAGTTTAACAAGGTTACTGTATGCCCGTTTGAGTGGAGGCATTTATGCAATAACATCTATCAGGAAATAGTCACGACTGTCGGGGCTGTGTAGAAATAGTTAGCACCTTGGATCTGTGCGGTACAACTAAAAGCCCGTTTTTCCTGAACTGGGTTTTGAGGTGATGCTGATTCAAGTAAAGCAACACCCTCATAAACTTCGCCGCTTGGAAACGCCAGTCTAAAGTAAAACTCACGTCCAGCAAAAGCGTTGTCGTAGGCAATCTTACGAAGGATGCCACCGCCCAAATCACCGTAAACCAAGTTAAAGTTTAGGTTCATTGTTTTGGCGTTGCCTACCGTGACCTTCTCCATCCCCAGTCCACTTAAATAATTAGTGGTGTCGGAGTTCTTGATCTGGGGTGAGACTGTAGCCTCTGTACACCCTGCGACGAATACAAGGGCTTTGGTTGTTGCAGTTGCCGCGCTGGCAACTGAGGCTGATAGCGGCAAGGTTTGGATTGATGTTGCAGCAGCAGCAGCGCGATTACTGACTGTCACTGTGGTACTTCCGAAAGTTAGGATAGTCCCAGCATCCAACGCTACTGGCAAGGCAGCTACAGCAATAGATTCCGCGCCAGATGATGCAGTTGTAGAGGTGGTGATTGTGTAGGAAGTCGGTGTCCTAGAACTAATAACAACATCGCCTACTGTTTGCGTAGGAAGTTCACCAATTTGAAAGGTAATCCCCAGTGTAGTTTCGACAACTGAGGGACGGGCAATAACTAAAGGCATAGGACGTTTTTATAAGTTGCTTTCAGTTTTCCCCTTTAGAATTTTAGCCACGTATAAGTCCCTCCAAGTGTTTTTCCAGCATCGGCAGCATTAAATGTCAGCACCCCATTCCCGGAAGATTGCATACTAATTTCTCCTGGGGCTGGGGCTGCGCCATTAGTATAGATTTGTGTAACAGGTGTCCCATTAATTGTAAGCTTATGCAATTGTGGGGTGTCAGTTTCTATCCTGATAAATGAAGGGTGAGTAGTTGCATCAGTCAAAGTTAATGTGTAAGGCGCGGTAGCAGGAATAGTCAGACTTACAGATTGGTCAAAGATTACTGGGATTGAGTACCAAGCAGATGAGTAGTCCAGGGAAGTGGCATTATCCTTCCATAAGCCGTAACATATTCCCTGAGTAAAATAATTAGTAGAAGTGAAATGCGGTGGGTTAGCCCCATTGGTAAAGGCAACTGTAATTCCATTTAGCAATGCTTCCGCCCCCGCATGAGTAGTTTTAGAATTAGCATTACCAGCAACCCAAGCACTTCCATTCCAACCGTAGTCAGTCCAGCAATAAGCGTTATCTGTAAATAGTTGTCTCATTGATGCGTAGAGAGTTATTCCACTATCTAGATGTAGGAGTGTTGGGGTAGTTCCTAATGCCGTGTATGTAACTACTGAAGCATTTGCCGAACTTACTAATCTATCATTTGTGATTAAATTCCCAAGATAGAAACTTACTTTGTAGTAAGCATCAAAACCAAAGATAGAATGAGTAAGGTTTTCCCAAGGAATGACCCAACTCAATCCAGATCTTGTGGTAGTTCCGTAAGTAAATCTTGATGTTTGTGCTGCCCAAAAACTTCCAGTATCACTAACATCTAAACTAGCAGTCCATCTTTTTATCTCACCTCCCTCATAGCCCAACACAGCCGTTGGTGTGGAAGGTTGCCACCATACTATTCTTCTATTTGTATTAGCTGCATTCTCAGCAACAATAGCTATTTGGTCGTTAACATTTTCAGGGTCTGCTTTTAAGAAATAGACTCTTGACCAATTTCCGTCACTAATTCCAGTAAATGTAAAAGTCTCAGGAACTGCCCAATTATTAGAGCTATAAAGACCGCCACTAACCAAAGCAAAAGTTCTACCATTTCTTCCTACATCAACCCCGTAACAAGGATTATTTAATTGTAACGTGACAGTATTTAAACTGGTATTAATAATATAAAGACCGTTATTTCTACAGGCAACATAAATTAAATTATTTGCAGGGTTTACCGCTACTTGTCTTATTTGAGTTGCACCTAATACCGGAGTTGACAAACTATCCCAAGTGGTGAAAGTTCCGTCAAATATATCAAGTGAAGTTACCCCAGTATCATCATATTGAACTATCTGCGTGTTAGACCAACGGAGTAAATCATTATTTTCTTTCCTCCACCCATGATGTCTGGGATGCGCTGGAGCATTAGGGTTTCTAAATGGAGTTCCTACTGTTAAATCGGTGTAGTTGCTACCATTAAAACCAAGGTGTTTACGAACAGATAACTTATAGGTCGCTACACCAACCGCACCCGTATTGGTAATAGTTAGTTTAAATAATTCAGGTAGTTTACCAGTCCAAGTTCCTGCAAGTGTGGGAACACCATTAGAACTACCCGCAAAGCTGGCATCAAAGAAAGGTGTGGGGGCTGCGGAACTATGCCAAAACCCTGTTTGGAATGGTTCTTGGGGATAAGAAAAAGAAGTAGAGCTATAGGCAGTATCAATAGTATTTCTTTCGGTTATTCCTTGCAGAAGAGTATTGTAAATACTGCCAACTTTAGTATCTCTATTGTAAGACAAAGAATACTTGTATTTATAATGAGTGTTAACAGTTGTCCCTCCTAAACCATCAAGAAAATTTGAATTAGAAACAAGCAATGACTTATAAGCTAAAGCTTCAATCTTTTTTGTGAAAGACGAGTAAAGAAAATGAAGACGAAAAGGGTCTGAGCCAGGGTCATTAATTACGTTATGAGCAAATGAAAGCTTCTTTCCAAAGTCATATCTAGCACTATCACCTAAAAACCCTTGTCCCCCAGCATTAGTAAATTGGATTCTGTAAAAGATATCTAAAAACTCCGTTGCCCCTTGCGTACAAACTGTATCAAGTTTTAGATAAGCATAAGTTGTAGTAGATAAATTAGCCTGATTATTGCTAGTACCCAAATCCGTTAATCCAACACTATTAAATGTTCTAGCTGTCCCTGTAAAGTCTATTCTATTTTGTATTTGCAAAAAAGGAGGCTCAATATTGGGATTCCAGGTAGGAGAGGTAACTCCGCCGGGGGTATAACCAGTTGCAATAATATTAGTTAATGTAGAGTTTAAAATACTCGGAGCAGTAGTAGAAGTAGAAATAGAAATGCGTCTAGCACCAAAATAGTTGTTAGTCGCTGTTTGAGACAACACCCCTAACAACGAGTTGGCAGGTATTAAATTCTTTTGTTTAATTATTTCTACAATCTTCCCAGTAACACTATCAATCCGTCTTATTTCTACGCTACCTGTAATTTTCATATCTTTAGCCAATAACAATGCCGCCTAAGTTTATTTTAACATAACTACTGGTTAATTTACTAATAGATATTTGACTTGTGTAATTGTCTTGATATTCGTAAGACGTTACTTTTAAGTCTGTCTTTGAGTAACCTTGAGTTAGCTTAGAAATAGAAAGACCATTATAGATATCGTTGTATTCGTAAGTAGTTACTTTAAGGTTTACCTTAGAATAACCGTCAGTAAGTTTATTTGTAGATAATCCATTATAAGTATCATCACCAAATAAGAAATGCTGTGTTTCACTTGTTGACAAGTAAATGATATCTGATGGAGTTCTGACTATTTTTCCATAGAAACTAAATACAGTTACTATTTTATAATGTTTATTGAACTCTAAAAAGAAAGTTCTTTCTTCACTAACATCTACATAGTCAACTTCAATATAACTACCAGTTGTATTGGCAACTAAGCTATAACCAATTACAAATTGACTTTCACAGCTAGGGGGATTCCAGTGAACAGATATAAGAGTGCCTTCTTCTCCGCAGTAAGCTTTTTGGGGGTACAACGGTGCAGGAAAGAAAGTAACCTTCTGACATACTCTATCGCTCAATACCCCTTGACTTACAGAGTTGCCAAAGTATGTGGAGGTGAGAGTATTGTAAACAATAATATCCCAATAAATACCAGGATTACTTGCTAAACTAACCCTAAGAATAATAGGTAATCCAGTACCGTCATCACACCCAGTGGTATAACAGGTTGATTGAATAAATATAGTAGGCTCTTTGATCGTATTATTATCAAATAATACCGTTTTATTTCCTGCTATTTGCTCCCACTTGAATTGTGTAGCATCACTTTCAATAGTTCCGCCTAATTTAAACCCAGCAGTAGGAGGACAAACAATGATATAGGAAGGGATTAACAAATTCAAAAACCGATCTTTCTTGCCCCCAATTTTCCTAAATGTTGTTGTAAGCTGATATTGATTTACCCCAACCCGTATTTTTTGCCATTCATCACAGACAAACTCCCGATAATCAATTACACCGTTATTGGGACTCCAGAAAAACGAAATTGTACAGAGACTTCGTAATTGATTTAGTAATTCATCTACTTCTGTCCCTATCAAAACAGGCGAAGTTATAGACCATTCTTCATTGATGAGATCAACGCCCTGAAAAACAATTTGTTGATACCCGTCACCCAATTTATTTATCAATAGTGGAAGTGACGCTTTTTTAGACGCACTCCACAACGGATTCAGGATTAAAACAGGCTTTACACTGCCATCATTTACGGCGTTTTCGCAATCAGCCAAAGTTGCATAAAGCCCCGGTGAGCCGTAAACACCGGACAATGTACAACTAAAATTAATGTAATCATAGTTCGTCATCATCGAACCTCTGAGATCAGAAAAGTTGTTCCGGTGGCGTTGTAAGCGATCGCCCCAAGAGTGTCGTTTCCGGCAGTTGCAAAGTTAAGAGTTTCCCCTACTGGCAGGTTGACTGTCAAAACCGTTCCCACTGCACCACCAACGTTTTTAATAATCACAGATTTAGCCCCTGCTGTTACCGTGCCTGTGGTAGTTGTGCTAAGAAAGCCTGGAGTTCGTTGATTTCCCGATAACTGTCTCCAAATCGCTGACAACCAACCGATTGCTCCTATCCCCCCAGCCGGCATTGTTGCCCCAGTAATCGGACTTTCTTCTGAGTAATTCAGCGCAAAATGAGCAACATCGGGGTTGTCCGTTGTCCCTGCGGACGAGTTTGTGAGCGATCGCTGATAGGGGCTTCCGTCTCCCCCAACGTAAATGCGTGGTGTGGGCATAATTTAAAATTCCATTGCAAATACAGAAGCATATCGAGAAGTGAAAATACCTACCCAGTTGTATTTCGTTAGAAGTATCGGGTCAGAAACTACCCAACGCGATGACCTGCCATTGAGATCAACTGCGGCGACTCTGACGTAATATTTCCCTGCGGATATGTTCGCAAACTGCGTTGAGGCAGTTGTTTCAAATCTGCTATTCCCCCACAAATCGTCATCGCCAAGCCGCAATTCAATGGTGTAGCCTGTGATATAGGGATCTCGCTCACTTCCCAAAAGCGGAAAATCCCAGACTGCATTGAGATCAAATAGGTCAATCGCGCGGTAACTGAGGGTGATATTCCTGGGAACTGACACAACAACGGGAGGATTGCGGCGGGGTGGCAATGGCTCAAGACTCCAGCCATTTTCAATCTGAGAATATTTGGCAGGGTTGTATTCAATAGCCGTAATTTCGTGCATCATTTCCGTGCTACCGGAACTCGGTACGCGATTTAAAACCCGGAATAACTGCGGCCGTACGGTGGTTGATGCCAGTATCCAGTTACTTTCCGGTGGTGGCACTGATGATAAAGCGGATGCAAGGGTTAACGTTGTAGTTAGTCCAGGCGAATTGGTAACGGATTTTTCCTGTACTGTCCCATCAGCAAGCATTACCGTGAGGGTGTAAGTCTCCCCTGATAAAATCTCTACTTCATGATCTAAGGTAATTTCTGTGGTAGTCGCTGCTGCAATCAATCCTCCGTATCGGATATCAGCCCTTTTTGAGTCCATCACCCTGATAATGTCACCCGGCTTGGTATAAGCACCATAGGCTCTACATCGGAAAGATACGGTTTCCTGTTCTAGTCTGTCAGTGAGCAAGGCAGCATAGCCAGCCCGTCGCGCTTGACCTCTTGACACACAAGCAAAAGCAGACATTTCTATTTCCCGAACGCCATATTTAGCTATTCCACTGGGATCATCAATGGTTTCCACTGACCGACGGTAAAAGTCGTCAGGGTTCACCCAAGTTACCAAAGCTATAGTATTTCTAGTTTTTAGTCCTGTGCGGGTATATGAAAACATCCCATCTTCTACATCGGCTTGAGTAAATTGTGCTACTGGAGATCCGGGCTTGTCAGCAACAAAGGCGATCGCTCCATTCATCCAATAGCTGAAACCACGAAACACTGATAGAAACTGTTGAATAACCTTATACGCTTCCTCTTTGCCCTCTAGTAATAAGTGGCATTGAAAACGATGTTCCGTACCTCCATATCCATTGGGGACGTACTCATTGCAATATTGGCTAATCTCATACAATGCCCATTTATCAATTTGGGATTGATTAATATACCTGCCAAGTCCATAGCGGGTGTTAGTGATCAGGTCATAGAGTATCCACGCCGGATCTGCCACTGCCACTGATGGGGTGTAAAATGTTCCGTTCCAAGTTCCGCTATACGTCAGTCCCCTTGTACCTGTTGGGGTGGCATTTGATGGTATCTGAATTTTCCGCCCTGCCAACCTTAGGGATATTTGCGGCGTGTCTTGGAATTGTGCAGCATCAAATCTGAACCCAAACATCGCGCTATTAGGGTATTTGAGTTTAGTTTCCGTGACTTCAGTAAATGAGCGCCATGTTAAAACTCGCTGATACCTTGTAGAGTCGGTATCTTGGGGCGTTACTCGCTCAACTCTGACGCTAAAATCTGTTACTGTGCCACCGACATTATTGACCGCAAAAGCATATTCAAATTCTGTAAGGGTTGCAAAGCGTCCGCCTAAGTTGCCCTCATAAGCTAGATAGAACGCCCCCGCACCTTGTTTTAGGTAAATCCTAAAAGTTACATTTAAGCCCAAAACCCCGCCGTCTGGGGGGTATTCCTGAAGCACCACGCCCAGGCGGATTCTAATAATATCTAAATTTCCATTAGCGATGGTGCGAGTGATGGGAAGGTTGTTCTTAACCTCAGTAGCAACACTGGTTTCGCTAGTGACCTCATCCCCAAAACCCGGCATTCTTCCCTGTGCCTGTGTTCCGGGTCGCCAGTCCCAGCCAAAATCCTGGAAGTTGAGCGAACCATCGGCATTTTGCACTGGAGTTTCATCGAAATAGACGGATTGCAGCCCGTTAACCAGTCCCTCAATTTCCCCTTCTGACACAATCCCCAGCATTGCAGCGTTAGACACGGAACGCCCTGATATAGCTGTTTCTGTCGGCTTGGGTGGGGATTTTTTACGGCCCCCACTACCACCAAATCCTTTAAATTGTTTTTTCGGCATAAGTCGTATTTAAGTTACGACTTTATTTTTGCCTGTTGTCGGGCTTAATCCAATTTTCGTTAGACAGCCTACATGAGGCAAATTGATTGAACAATCTTTTTCTCAATGGAGAATATGAAATTACGTAACCCCAGAAAAACCCTTGAATGCAAATCACAGAGCTAATCCGTCCTTTGTTCCATTCACAATCAAAGTTATCTGGATGCTGAAATAGTATTTTTTGACCCTCTTTGTATTTAGGTTCGCCTATCAAAATGCCACCCCCATTTCAGTCAAATTCTGTTGATATTCCCGTTCTTGTTGCTCAAATTCCCTCTTGATCAACCTTCTCCAACCCCTGCGACAAATCTTGTATGATTCACTGAAAAACCACATCACAGCACGCTTCACGGATTTAACCACCGACTCAACATTTACTTCAATTAGCGATCGCTCAAAACCCACAGAATTAAACTGAATCATTCCATAAAATAGGGAGTCAAACAGCGTCAACATCAACGCCCCTTTATGTTCTGGCAACAGGTCAAAGGGGTCTGTATCTGGAAATTTCCGTATCATCTTCTCTTTCCAAAGCTGATAAGCACATCTATATAATTGCGCCATTCCCACCAAGTCCATATTTTCCAATGTGGGAGGAATAACAGTTGTGCCGGACAATTTAGGAGTGAAGTCCAAAAACCCCAATCCCCAGACTTCCTCAATTTCCCCTGTGTCTTGATTAGTGCGAGTTTTCCAAAGTCCAGTTGATAGCAGTTGTCTCACGTTTCTACAGCTATGTTCGGAACTACAAGCACCACTCCAGTGTTTCTTGAGATATGCCGACAGGTAAATATTTGTCATCTCAATAGATGCTGCACCTGTCTGGGATGCGGCTATTATCTCCCCTGCTTTTTCGGGAACAAGCTTATTATTCTCCAGTAGTTCTAATCTTTCGAGGGCTGCCCAACAGTATGCGTTGGTAACTCCCATAACCGCTAAAAGCTGCGGGGTGTTCAAATCTTGGATTCTGTCAAAGATTTCTGATTCTTTTTTCAGAAAGTCTTGCTTTGTGATGCGGTATTGGGTTAACATAATTTCAATGTGATTAAATAAATTAGTCGCTCCTGCTATCAAACTTGAGCGGCTAATTTTGTTTTAACCCAAGGCTATGGGTAAATCAATAATTTTATTAATACTCTAATATCTCCACCGTAAAACCGCCCCTACACTCGGTTTTCGGTACTTTACGACTATATGCTTTTACTTCTATTGCAAACGAGAAGAATTTGAGATCAAAAGAGGAATTAAATTAAAAGAGAAAATAAAATAACTGCTCTCGTTTGATATAAATGAAAAGCATATAGTCCTCAGATAGATTCAGGTAGATGGTAAACAGTAAAATAATAGACTTCCGTTGATGGTTTCCTCATTCGCGTGAGACTCTTGA